TGGTGAATGGCATCAGTAATTGGTTCAATGGCAATAGCGGCAACTCCTTCCTTGGCCCACCTACCGGCTCCACTGACTATGGCTCCAATGTGGCTCAGACTTCTAGCGTTCAAGATCTGTCGCAGGGCTATACTGTGACCGACCTCGGCGCGTATCAAGGGGCGGTGTAACCATGGGACCGACTATCCTTGATGGGCTGCTAGGCTACCAGAGGCAACAGGAAGCTCTGGTGATGGACAAGCAGAAGGTGCAGGAGAACAGTCTGGCGATTGCGGCTAGGTCTGCCGATCTTCAGAGCCAACAGGCGGAGAATGAGGCTATCAGGCAATTCGATCCAGCTAACCTAGACTCTCTTCAAAGAGTGGCTGGTACGCTTGCGCAGAGTGGTAATGCCAAAGCTGCCATGAATGTGATGAAAGAGTATTCTGATATCAAGGCACAGCAGCAACTTGCCCAGCAGAGGAATATGAATGGCAAGCTGGAGCAGTTTAAGAATGCTGGTGGCATCCTCTCTAACATGGCAATGAACCCAGAGTCCTATAACAAAGGCTTGATGTCTCTATCTGCTATGGGAGTTAACCCGGCAACCTTAGGTCTGTCTGGCAGCTATGAGACTGATAAAGGGGCGCTCCCCGGCATGGCCAAGTCCACCATTTCAGCCTACCAGCAGATGGAGCTACAGCAAAGAGCGGCCAGCGAAGATAGGATGATACAGCAAGAGGCTGACAAGCTGGAGCAACAGGCTAAGCAGAATGCCATGGAAGAGAAGCGGATCAACCTGTCGGAAGCTAGAGGGACTAGAGAAGAGGCTGCTGCTGCTGAACGGTCTAAGATGGACGTCCTTAAGCAGAACAAAGCTGAGGCCCAGCTTAAGTCTAAGCAGCTACAACTATCCCGTCCTCTTAAGGCGCAGGCTGCCGATGTACTGGATGAGATCAGCCTAGACGATAGGGTGAAGGATGCACCAGAGGCCATGAAGAAAGTACTGGCGGCTAGGATAGCTTCCCGGACTTCTGCTGCCTTGGCCAAGAGAGTCGATCCGGATTACCCAGAAGCCGAATATCAACCAGAGTCCTATATCGATGAGGCCAAGAGACAACTTGACTTGATGGAGAAGAGTGGTGAGTGGAAGCCGTATAAGTCTAAGATATTCGGTAAGAACGAAGGTGGCTTCTCTGCTCAAATTAATCAGGCACAGAAGGATGCTAGTGGCAAGCCTGCTGCTGCTCCTGCACCTAAGACCCTTGATCCAAAGTCTCTGCCTGTTGGAGGTCTGATGCCCCTGGCTAGTGGTAAGAAAGTAAAGATCATAGGCAAGGATGCTAAAGGCAACCCACTCTTCGAGAGTGATGCTAATGGCAACCCAGTCTTCTATTAAGGCCTATCATGCCAATCCGCTTAGATGACATTCCTCTAGACCAACTCCCAGTCGAAATGACTAGGACGTTGGAATACAACAGCCCCGCCATTCTTAACTACGCAGATAAGGTTAATGAGCAGGCAGGCCTGCCAAAGGGATTGATGCGGTCTATCATAGCGAATGGGGAGAGGTCAAGCAGTCTAGCCACCTCTCCGAAGGGAGCTAAGGGAGTTTCCCAGTTCATGCCAGAGACGGCGAAGAAGTATGGGCTGGCTGATCCTACTGACCCTAGAGCCAGCATCGATGCCATGTCTAAGTATCTTATCAATGCTAGAGGCGTGACTGGTAGTAGCGATCCAGCTATCCTAGCTGCCGCATACAATGCAGGTGAGAATCATAAGTCATTGAAGGAAGGGAAGATCCCGGACATAGCGGAGACTAAGGCGTATGCCAAGAGGGTAGCAGGAGGAGTTAGCCCAGCCCCTAAGGGATTGACACTAGAGGAAGTGTTGAAAAGGTCAGGGAGTCCAGAGGAGCCTGGAAGTTTCTTGGCGGATATGAACCCGAACAAGGTGCAGCCAAAGACTACTGCGGCAGGGGCCGCCAGCAAGGCAGCAGTCGAGGGAGTGTTACCAGCGGTAGCCGGACTGGCCGCTTTTGGCTCTGGGGCCGCAGCAGGGGCCGCCCTAGGTGCGCCTATTGCCGCCGCTTTGACCGCCACTGGAGTGGGCGCGGTTGCTGCCCCTATCGTCGAAGCCATCGCAACAATCGGCGGTGGTCTAGCCGCTTCTTTCGGTGTAGGCTACCTCACCAGATCGGCCCAGGACTACCTAGTCAACAGCCTCCCAGATGGTGTCCTAAAAGCCATTGGCATGGACAAGGAAACTAGGGAAGCGGAGAATCAGCAACACCCTATTGCCAGCTTTGCCGGTGGGGCAGCAGCAAGTATGATTGGGTTCAAGCCTGGCTATTCCACCATCAAGCAAGTGGTCGCTAATGCTGGCTTTGGCGGTGTAATGGAAGCTAGTACAGAACTGTATCAAGATGGGCAGCTTGATCCCCTTAAGGTCGGCCTAGCCGCTGGCTTGCAGGCAGGAATGGGAAGGACTAACAAGGCTGGGCAGTATATCCTAGATAAGACCCATGTCAACCCATGGACCCCTCTCTCCAAGGTTACGCCAAAGGCAGAGTATGTGAAGTCGGTAGGTGAGACTATGGGGGAGAAGTTTAAGGAAGAAGCTGGGAATCTCTGGGATAGAGTAGATGCTAAGACGCATCCTGCCAGTGGAACTGTAGCCCTTAAGAATGCCACCATCGCAGAACATGTGGATCAACTATCGGATGCTCAGTATGCTCTGTCTGCGGCAAGGGATACCGACAAGTTGAAGATTGCAGATTACTTGAAGGGTATGACTCCGGAAGAGTTTAACATCGCTGCCAGTGAGGAGATGTATCATGCCCAGAGGGGGGAGAGGGATGCCCCTACTTCCGGCAGGTCTACGTCTGTAGACGGCAGACCCCTACTCGGGGATGGGCAAGTAATGCTGACTCCAGAACAGCGCTACATCCAAGCCCGCTACATCACCCCACTCAAGAAGCAGAATGATGCCAAGAGGGCGAGGGCTGCTGAACTAGGTGGGGAGCAGTTCAACCCAGACGAAGAGTTTAATAGCCGCACACTTCAGTCTACCCTTATCAATAAGATTGCCAGGATTGGCAATGATGTAGTTGGCCAAGGCGGAGTCGCTAAAGAGGCTGGAACCATGAAGGCCCGTTCTATCTATGCCATGGAGATGGAGAATGGAACTAGGAAGATAGTTCACCTTGACGGCAGGACGGTTAATGGTTTCGGTGCAGATAAGAATCCTTCCCCTATAGCTCACCTCCCTGTCTCCCCTAAACTGGGAGATACCATTAAGACTAGCGCCGGGACAGGGAAGATTGTCCAAGCAACTACTGCTCATATCGAGGCTGAGACTAAGCTTAGGTATAACAAGAATGCTTTGGTCAATGAACTGATGACCGGCGCGCAGTTAGACACCTATATTAGGGAGAAGGAATGGATGCAGCATACTATGGCTGGGTTGGAGGCTATGGGGCATGCTATCCCAAAAAGTGAAGTGTCTGTTGCGCCGAAGGGCTACACGGCCATCAGAGGGGATAACACCATTGAGAAGTACTATCTCCGTGATAGGATTGCAGAGACCTTTAAGGATGGCTTGTTGAAGGGTGATGGGCAGACCAACGCGCTTGGTAAGCTTAATCAGATGGCGGTTGGCACGATGTTCTGGAACCCAATTCCCCACTTACAGAATGCCTTCTCCCACTATCTGGCCAGTGCTGGCTTTGACCTGATCAAACCGTGGCAGTATAAGAGTCTAGCTAAGAGCGTCTACAGTTCCATTCATGATGTTGCTAACCTCACTCCTGACTACCAGCGATATATGGAAAGTGGGATGGGGCTACAGTATGGTCGGGTGCAAGCTGGTAAGGTGTATGAGAATATGCTGAAAGGGATTGAGCCACAGTCGATGGCAGCCCTGGCTAAAGAGTGGGGAATGCATCCTACTAAGTTGGTGGCAGCTATCTACTCCGGCGCGAAGAATGCTCTTTGGGGGGGCAGCGATATCATGATGCTATCAGCCTACAAGCATATGGCCAGTAAGAAGGGGGAGGATATCCTAAACAAGGCTATCAAGAATCATGTCGAGGCTCACAACCCTAACTACAGGATTCCATCTAGGATTGGATTCGACTCTATGATGAAGATCCCGGGCATGCCTGAAGCAGCAGCTAAGGCGCTCAGCCGTTCTATGTCGCTGATAATGCAGAGCAAGGCCTTTAATGTATTCGGCCGTTACCACTATGGGCAGTTCAAGTCTATTGGGCACGATGTTCATGATCTGATATTCCAGAATGAGAAGTCTGTCTCTACTAGAGGAGAGGCCTTGGCCCATGCCGCCTTCCTTGCCTTCTCCGCCACAGTGGTCTACCCTTATATTTGGGACACTATTGCTAAGGTGGTGAGTGGAGATGATAGTGCGAAAGCGCGCCGGTCTGGAGCAGACACAATCCCCTACACTGTCTACCATATCCTACTTGGCGACGAGACAGTAGGCAAGCTTATCAGTGAGGCCTACAGCTTACCGCCAATGACTAAGGCCCTTATAGAACTGCCAGCAAACCGCAACCTCTTTACAGGGCAGCATATCTGGGAACCGGAGGATAACTTCCTAGGCAAGGTGGCGGATACCGGCCTCTATGTTACTGGAGCCATGGCCTCCCCTGTGCAGTCGATTGAGAAGGGGATTAGAGATCCTAAGAAACTCGTCGGTAGCCAGCTAGGCATACAGACTGGGCAGGATAAGGCTAAGGCCCAGGCGGATAGAAGGAAGCAGAGGGATGTTGCTGCTGCCCGGTACAGAGATAAGAAGCGTGGGTATTTTGATTAATGCTGGGAGAATACTATTAAAGTCTTAATCATCGATATTGTCGAGGAAGGATTGGACCTAGCTATCCGCTGTCTTTGGGCGGGGCACGACGTCAAGTTCTATCAACCTCCAACTAAATATCTCGGCGTAGGGAAAGGCCTTGTAACTAGGGTCTTAGATTGGCGCGACCACATGGTATGGGCAGATCTCATCGTGCCTACAGGCATCGGGAAGTACACTGACGAGCTAGAATTTTACCATCAGAAGGGGTTCCCCATCTTCGGCGCGAACAAAGCCGCAGCCCAGTGGGAACTAGACCGGGAAGTGGGGATGCAGATCATGAAGCAATCTGGCATTGCCCTCCTGCCCTACACCAAGTTCGAGAAGGTGGATGATGCCATCGCACATGTCCTAGCATCCGGGGACGACACTAGGTTCGTAAGCAAGCCATGTGGTGATGGGGATCGGGCTATGTCCTATGTCAGTAAGAGCCCTGACGACATGATCTACATGCTGGAGAAGTGGAAGAAAGAGGACAAGCTGAAGAAGCCCTTCATCATGCAGGAGTTCGCCGCCGGGATTGAGATGGCTGTCGGCGGATGGTGGGGGCCTGCTGGCTGGGAAGGTGTCTGGGAAGAGAACTTCGAGCATAAGAAGTTGATGGTCGGTGAGAAGGGGCAGAATTGCTATTCCGAAGATACTGAAGTCCTTACCAAGCGTGGGTGGCTTACTTTTGACAAAGTGACATTAGAAGACGAGGTAGCTAGTTATCAACCGATAGATGGCAGTGTGTTCTACGAAAAGCCAAGTAAGCTTCATTGGACACCTTATGAAGGGGACATGATACATTTCAAATCTCGTTATGTAGATTGTTTAGTTACACCGTCCCACCAGATGTATGGAACTAGAAGGAACACTGCCAATTATAAATTCTACAGTGCCTCTGACACTCCATGTGAATTCACCATGAAACAATTTGGAGAATATACACAGACCCCTACCTTTGAATTTAGCTTACCTTGGTACACAGATGGCAGAGGGTATATGCATCCGCCAATTAACATAGATTTTGACCTGTGGTGCCAATTTATGGGGCTGTATCTCTCTGAGGGGAGTTGCTCAGAAAGTAGAGTAAGAATTTCACAAGAACCAGGTGCCAAGAAGGAAGAAATGAGAGCAATATTACATTCCCTTCCTTTCCCTGTCAGAGATGAAAAGCATGGGTTTGTCATTAGCTCTGTGCAGTTAGAAGCGTACCTAAAAGGCTTTGGCCACTCCAGAGCTAAGTACATCCCAGCTAACATCAAGCATGCGTCTAAAGGTCAAGTAACTCTGTTCCTAAATGCTTACTGCCTAGGCGATGGGGATATACATGATGGACACAGGAGATGGCATACCGGTTCCTGGCAGATGGCCAGCGATATACAAGAACTGTTGACCATACATGGATGCTCTGGAGTTATAGCCACTGACAAGCGTACAGAGATGATAAGTCCTATTAACAAGAAGACGTATAAAGCTAATCCTGTCTACTCTATAGAAGAGGTATGTAGAACTGAAGTTGGTATAAGATCCGGCGGGAAGTCTGTGGTCCCTTATAAAGGCTTCATAGGATGTGTCACGCTACCCACTACCCATTTATTGTTTGTTCGCCGTAAGGGTAGGGTCTTAATCTCTGGTAACACTGGAGAGATGGGTACTTTAATGCGCTATGTTGAGCACTCTAACCTGGCTAAGGAGACACTAGAAAAAGTTGAGGGGGCGCTTACCGGAGTAGGATTCGTCGGTAACATAGATCTAAGTTGCATCATCAATAAAGATGGGGTATGGCCAATGGAGTGGACCATGCGCATGGGCTGGCCTGCCGCAATGATACAACTCTCCCTGCATAAGAGCGACCCGGCTGAGTGGATGCTAGATCTAATCAACGGGAAGAAGTCTCTTCATGTTAGAGGAGATGTAGCTTGCGGCGTGGTCATCGGCATCCCCGACTTCCCCTACTCCAAACTAACCGACAAGAATGTCGAGGGCGTACCCATCTATGGCATCAATAAGGACAACATTGCGGATATCCATTTTGCGCAGGTTATGGCTGGCGAAGTTCCGATTGTCAAGAATGGGACTATCACCCGGGAGACTATGTTTGTATCTGCTGGGGATAATATCCTAACTGTGGTGGGCAGGGGTCCGACTGTGAGCAAGGCTAGTGAGAGGGCATACAAACTGATTGATGAGTTGGTCATTCCGAATAGTCCGATCTACCGGGTGGACATAGGGGACAGGCTAGAGAAGCAATTGCCCGAGTTGCAGAAGCTGGGCTTCGCTGAAGACTGGATCTACTAATGGCCATCAAGGATCTCCCACCGCCGATCAAGACTCCCGACTCCGGGGCTGGGAGTTGGAGTCAATTGCTAGACTGGCTGGTGCTGGTATGGAAGTTTGTCAGGACGCCTGCTCTAGTCCTCAGCCCTAGCGGCGATGCACCGACCACGCCGACAGGTGCAGCGGGCGACTCCTCTACCCAGATCGCCAACGACGCCTTCGTCCAGCAGGAGATTACATCCAAGGCACTTGCCGCTACTAGCCTTAGTGCTATGTATGGCATGTCTGGAGTGGAAGGAGTGTTGTCCATAATCCCCTCCGTAATACCAATTGGTACAACCTTCCCTGCCCTCTCCGGCTCCCGCAACTTAAAAGGCAAGGTTAATGCCACAACACCTTTAACTAAGTATGATCTTACTTCGGCTGATTATATTGTACTTACAGACAGTGGCAACATGCCAGTTGTAAGGTCAAATGTTGGATTGATTACTAATGACCTCGGGTTGGCTGGGAGCACCGCCAATGGTAGAGACCAAGCTGCTGTATTCCCCGCCTCTAGTTGGGTCTATATCTACTACATTTGGAATGGAATTACACTAGCAACTGTCTCTAGCCTTGCCTCTCCTTCTACAGGTCCAGTCCTTCCTACTGGGTACACTAACTGGTGCCTAGCTACCGCAGTTAGATGGAATGCGTCTAGCAATATAATCCCAGTTTTCACATATGGCAATACCCTCTTCTATGATATTGCTTTTGGTGGACTAGCTAGGGTGCTTTCCGGTGGAGCTTCTACAACTATGGTTGCTGTAAGCCTTGCCGGGCTTGTGCCCCCTATAGCGGCATCAACACAACTTGGTGTATTTCAGAATGCGGCTGGGGGTCTTGGCCTATATGTTCGGCCTACTGGAGCATCTTCGACAGGCCAAGCAGTAGCAAATACAGCAACAGCAATAAATGTTTTTAGCATGTATCTAGGCACTTCTACTCAGATAGACTATAGAGTTGATGCTGGAGGGTCTGCCTTTATTGAAGTACTTGGCTACACCATTCCCAATGGAGCATGCTAATGAACTCCTTCCGTCATCCTGTAACCAATGTGCTAAAAGCCTATGGAGCTTGTGCTATTAATGAGGTAGGTGACTTAGTACAGGCAGAGAGCGATGATTTTAGCCTTGACCCTAGTAAGGGGTGGCAGTTAGTTAATGGGGTGTGGTATCCCTGCATCATAGTGCCACAGAGCGTTACTCCATTTCAAGCGAAGAGGGCGCTGGATAAGGCTGGCTCTTTAACACAAGTTAAGGCAGCAATAGCAGCAGCAGATGTCGCTACGCAACTTGCCTGGGAGTCGGCTCTCAGCTTTGAACGGAACAGCCCATTTATTCTGAATATGGGGGCCGTGCTAGGCCTGACGTCGGCGCAGATCGATGCACTTTTTATATCAGCAGCCACCTTTACATAGTCATTTTCTATTGCTATAATCACGAGGTCAACAGGAGCCACTCATGCCATTCTCGCTCGTTCAATTCGCTAAGTTCGTGCAGTCGGCGGTCACAAATGCCCAGGTCACAATCTACACTGTGCCCGGTGCTACGCAGGCTACCATCAAAGACATTGACATCACGAATACTACAGCCGCCGCAGCTACCGTCTCGATCAACTTGGTGCCGACGGGGGGCAGCGCCGTAACCGCCAACCTGCTTGCCGCCGCGTGGTCGATCCCGGCCAACAGCACTGTCCACTGGACCGGCACCCAGGTACTAAATGCGGGCGACTTCATCTCGGTCATTAGTGGCACGAACAATGCCTGCAACATAATGGTCTCTGGCCTAGTGAGTACTTAAAATGGCTCTCATCACTTTTCCTGGACAGCCAGACGCCCCAGTTACCCCATTCTCTAACTACTTCACTGGGCAGATAGTAGAATCAGGATCGGCCACTGTCGAGCCGGGCTTCCTCCTCTGCGACGGCTCAGCGGTCAGCCGGACTACCTACTCCGCCCTCTTCGCTAAGATAGGTGTGACTTGGGGAGCAGGAGATACCACTACCACTTTTAATGTGCCAGATCTGAGGGGCCGGGCTACTATAGGAAGCGGGACTGGGAGCGGGTTGACGGCCAGGACCCTAGGGCAGCAGGCTATTGGGGAGGAAGGACATGTCCTCACCGTAGCTGAACTAGCAGCCCATAATCATGTAATTAACATCAGTGATCCAGGTCACACCCATACTACTAATGCCCAGTTCCTAACTGCTGGTTCCACCAATCAGGCTAGCGGCAGTAACTATAACAGCCCCACAGCAACTATTAATACAGCCTTCACAGGCATCACAGCTACTTCCAACAACAATGGCTCCGGCACTGCGCATAACACCATGCAGCCATCCGCAGTAGTCACGAAGTTGATCAAGACCTAAGAGGCATTGTCATGGACTATACCCAGGTAATCCTAGCTGTCCTCGGTATCACTTGCGCAGTACTAGGTTGGTTCGCTAGGCAGGTATGGACAGCAGTCACCGACCTACGGAAGGATCTGAACACGCTGCACGTGCTGATCAGCACTGACTATGTCCGTTACGATAGGATGAAGGATGCCATGGAGCCGATCATGACAGCCCTGCATGAGATCAAGATAACGCTGGCCGAGAAGGTCGATAAATAGGAGTAGATGATGATTGAACTAGCTAAGATGGTTCTACGGTATCTGGGATATGGTTTCATCCTGACTATCTACGGCGGCTTTGCCTGGTATGGCAAGGTCTCGGTGGACAGCTTCGTGATGGCCCTATCCGCAGCCCTCGGCGCGCTGGGAATGGCTCACGCTATGTCGCCCTCTACTAGCGCTCCGCCTCCCTTTCTGGTCGAAACGCCAGCCACCCCACCCACTGTTAAGGACACCCAATGAAGACCCTAGCCCTCATCCTATGCTCCGCCCTCTCGCTAGTAGGTTGCGCGACTACACAGAGTACGCAAGTAGCCTATGTTCAAGCCTGCTCCGGCTATGCAGCAGCCTTTTCCGCCGCAGTAGTCCTACGTGCGAATGGAAAGCTGAGCCAGAAGGATATCGATGCCATTACCCTGATGGACACGACAGTGACGCCTCTCTGCACCGGCCCACTTCCGACCGACCCGACCTTGGCGACGCAGCAAGTGACAGCAGCAGTAACCACTCTCCTTCTCCTCGAAGCAGCACAGAAAGCAGGCAAATAATGGATACCATCACCTCTACCGCCCTGGCCACCGCCGAAGCCCTGTTGCCGACTCTGCTCCTGACCGTGGGGGGTGTGGCAGCTAACCCAGCGGCAGCATCGGCCGCAGCCCTCGCCCCTGTCGCCCTCCAACTCCTGAACAGTGCTATGCAGTTCTCTCAGGCTGGGGTCATGACGCCGGAACAGTTGGCCAACTTATTTGCCACCATCGGCGCGAACATCAACGCTTCCCACGTCCAGTGGCAGGCCGCGAACACCGCAGCCCAGCAACCTACTGCCTAAGCCATGAGTGCCTTCTCCGGCGACTTGATCGTCAAACTGGTGACGGATGACCAGAGTGGGATCTGGGAGCTAATTACTCCCCTCACTTTCTATTCGGATCTGCTGGGGAAGGCTATCGTCGCACCGCAGGGCTTCCGTACTGACTTCTGCTCCGTGCCCCGTGTCCCTATCGCATTCGACATGCTAGGGAATCGGGCTAGGAAGAGCGGCACTATCCATGACTACCTCTACACGACCCATCTGACCACTAGGCAGATCGCGGATGAGATCCTCCGGGAGATGCTGGTCCTTAATGGCGTGGATGAGGACGAGGCCCAGATGTTCTACGTGGCGGTCAGGGTAGGCGGCGGCAGTCATTGGGGACCAGATCTACCGACAGGAGCTAAGAATGGGAACAATCTCCCTTCCACCTAGCCCCCGCGCCCTTTATTGCATCAGTGTGATAATGGGGTTTGAGGGCGGCCTAGTTAATAACCCGGACGACCCTGGCGGCATCACCAAGTTCGGCATATCGAAGCGCTCCTATCCTTCCCTCGATATCGCTAACCTGACGTATGATCAGGCTCAGGCCATCTATTTCCGAGACTACTGGGTGCCCCTGCGGTGCTCTCAGCTTCCGAAGCAACTCGACCTGTATGTGCTGGACTCCGGCGTCAATCAGGGGGTGCATGCGGCCATTATTATGCTCCAGGCTGCGGCCGGGTTCCCGCCTCAGCAGCAGGACGGCCAGATCGGGATCATCACCCTGGCGGCCGCCGCGAAGGTCTCCCCCCAACGCTACCTCGCCGAGCGGATGCTGCGGTATGCGGCAAGTCCCAAGTTCCATATCTTCGGTCTCGGCTGGACTCTCCGCCTTTTCAACATCACCTCGCGCTAGCTGCTCAGCTTCGCGGCAGTTAGGGTCATCACGCCGCCCAGGCTAACCTCCTTGATATAGCCCGCCTTCACCAATCCGTTGAGGATGTCGAGGAAGGCCATGCTGTTCGGGAGTTGACTATGCACTGCTCTATAGGCTTCCTCTACCCGGCAGGACTGGCGCTGCTGGATGAAGGTTAGGAGTCGGTTGGCTAGGGTAGACTCCAGGGTCTTGCCTACGTTCTCCATCACCAGTATCCGGTATTTCTCCAGCTTCTCGATCTCCTCCACGGCCCTCTGGATGTCCTCTAGGTTAATGGTGAGGGAGTTGGATCGGCTGACGGATAGGACCATGGCCAGCTTATGCACATGGGTCTGCTTCCGAGTCAGATGCCCTCTAGCCATATCCCCAGCCGTCTCCATCTTCATCTTATCATACCACGCACCGGCCCAGTCCTTTGCCTCCTTCGTCATGGTCATCGGCCCCTTCAGCCTGTCCATAGTGGTCAGATCCGTGACAAGGAGATTCTCGTTTTCGATGATATCGGCGGGGACGTTGTCGGCTGGATAGGCAACAGGATGGTCGATCTTGTCCCCATAGACAAAAATGACCCGGCTGAGTAGGCCTCCCTCAAGCATATGTTCAGGTATGTTGGAGGCCATCCAACTGGGAGTGGTACATCCGTTAAGGTTGAGGAGGGGATTCTCAATGTAGATACTGCCCCCCTCTTTGATGAGTTTCTTGTCAAGTGTGTCTCCATCCCATAGGGATATCATCGTATCTAGAAATTCCCCATCTTTGACTTTGAGGAAGTTGCCCAACTCAGTAGACGAAACAGTACACGCGGCGAGTTTCGTGATGACCCCATTCCCCAGATCGTAGTCCGCTTCATGCTCCTTGACCATGACCTCGACAAGCGCCTGCCAGGAGCAGGAAGTAGGCCCCAGCGTAAAATGTGGAACTCTCTTGAGAAGCGACATACCAAGCTTGACCGTCGTACTTTTGGATATGACATCTGGTGGCCCTACGAAGAAGATATAAGCATTAGCAAACCATTTGAAAGAGTGTTGATCGATCCACACCTTCCGCCCTAACACACCAGCTATAGTGCTGACAGCCACCCAAAAGTGAATATGAGCGGGAGCTTCACTGAATGATGCGTACTTGACATATGAGTCTATCCAATCCTTGTAATGCCTGGTGTTAGTCGAATCCAATGAAGTTTTCATATTGTTTTCCGGCAATCAGCCAGGAGTTATAGGCTTGCTCTGCGGTGTAGCCATATCCAGTCCACTTGCTGCTAGTACATGTCCATATCCGTAGGGGGATGCGGGCGAAGGGGGAGTAGGTAATGCTCTCCAGCTTGATCCTAGGTCGCTCATGAAATCGGCCATGGTCTATCCACCACTTGTAGATGCTCATCAATGACAATCGCCCCAACTAATCTCGCTGGTCTTGATACCCACTGGGATTATAAGGGGGTCCAGATAGGGGAGGGTGATCTCGCAGGCACTAATGATTGATGCCTGCAACTCGGGCATATGGCTAGGATACTGCCCGACCAATGAGTCATGCACTTGCAGCAGGAGTTGCACATCGGGCATAGTCTTATCAATGGTCTTGAGTCCTTTGTTGATAAGGATTCCGACCGTGGATTGCGGAATCCAAGCAACTCCTTTGTTGTAGGTATCATTCTCAATCCTAGTTAGTACGTCTGAGTAGAAGCCAAAGATGTTAGGCCCAAACCGCTTAGTAGTGCGGATGTCCTTCTTCAGCTTCTCCTGCCAGACTTTAATCTCCGGCATCAGGTCGAAGTACCAATTCTGAATACGCTCGACCTCCTCCACCTTTAGGCGGATGTTAGGGTTATTGGCAATATTCTTTGCTATGCCTAGATAGTGGGTAGCATGGCATAGGGACTTGAAGCTGGCGCGCCGTGGATCACTCTTCTGGATGCTATTGTCCTTAAAATATTCCCTGCATACCTCAGTATAGGGGTCTTTCCCTTCCTTCAGCCATTGCTTCAGTAGGGTGCAATTGGATTCCCAAGCGACTATCCGTAGGTCGGCCGAGCCTAAGTCGACGTCCCACATGGTATGGCCTGGGTCTGGTACGAATAGTTTCCTAACATTTGGTAATGCCATTATCAGCCTCCCAGCTTTTTCTTGCACAACAAGCTTCAAAGTAATCATGACCATGATACAAACGCACAGTCTTTTGTTCTCCAGGACAGCCATAAGCAGTCCAATATTCGTACTTCTTACCTCTAGTTGTGCAGCTACTTCTATGCACTCCTGTTAGACCAGATTTATTGTTACTGAAAGTACGTCTATTTAAAGCTTGTTGCCGCCCAAGTGCCCACCGACAATTCTCCTTTGAGTAGGGTCCATTGCTATCAATCCTGTCAAGTGAGTGTTTGTCAGAAGGTCGCGGCCCCATTGCGGCATAGAATCGATTAAAGTCATTCCTCCAATCTGGGCACACAGTAATCCCCCTACCTCCATAATAAGGGTAACTAATGTGGGTCTTTGAATAGCACCTTTTTTTCATGTCTGCCCATGCTTTATATTCTGGAGTTCCTATCATTCCATGCCTAGTCATCCTGATCTCCTTTTGGTATAGTCTGCATATTTAGCCCACTTCCAAAAGGATTGGCACTGCTGCTAAAACGGAAAGTAACAGTGCCGCCGATGTTATAGCTGCAACGCATCCGGCCGTCAATGTCCCTAGTGTCGGTCAGGTAGGAGGACAGGTAGACCTGCGCGGACCTCCACTCCTCTATCAACTCGATTAGGGGCTTGAGCAGGGGTTGGCGGGTAGCGATCTTCGCCAGGGCCGCACTGTCGCAGGTGACTTTGATCCCATCGGCCGTCCTGTTCGTCTGCTTAGGCTGGTTCATCTCCTCGTAGAAAAAGCGCTTCATCTGGAGCGGACTCCTAGGGTTCAACGGATAACCCACAATGTAGGCGATCTCCTTCTCCAGCTTATCCGCTTCCCTCTCCAGATCGATTCTCATCTGCTTCATCAACTCGTAGTCGAACGCGACTCCCCGGTTCATCATCCGCAGGACTGGGGGGAAGAGGCTCTGTTGGAAGTCATGCTGTTCCCTAATCCCTACCTCATCTACACAGTTCTGGAGATCCCAGGCTGCTTCCCAAGTCCGCGCGCTGTCCTCACAGGAGTAGTTCCAGTACTGGGTCTCATCTGCCACTATAGTAGTCCGCCACTCCTTGAGGTCATCCTTCCAATAGACATACTGGACGTTGTGGAAGGAGCAGATGAAGTCAAGGGACTTCTGCATCCCAGAGTAGAGAACGTGATGGGATAACATCGTGTCTTGGTGATGGGTGGGGATGAAGTGCCACTTCCGATTGATGTACTGCGAGTCGAACAGCCCATTCTGGGTGATCCCCAGGAAGTTAGGGTGGGTCATTAACTGGTAGAGGAGGTAGACTATCTCAGCCTCTTCGCCCTCGCTGAAGTAGCCCTCGGGCTTACCCATTTTCATGAAGGGGATGCATATGGCGTCGTTCTTACTCCAGGCCAAGGAGAGGCAGGAGAGATGCCCGGCGAGGGTTTCGATGTCGTAGGCGATCGGTGTGAGGCCGCTCTTCACCACTTCTAGGAGGAAACCTAGGGTATCTATGACCGCCTCATAGGTCGGGCGGATAATGAAGTGCCAGTTGACCGGCGGGAATGGCTTCTCTATGTAGTAG